CTTGGGCTCCACGATAAGCACGGTGCTTCTAGTTTAAAAAACTTAGATTATCATCTTTTAGGAGCTAGAGGAGAAGTCGCTTTTAAAAAGTTTTTGGGCGTTGAGGATAAGCTTACAGCTAATACTTTTAAGTCATCTCCAGACGTTAAAAAATACGAAGTAAGAACCGCAAGAGAAGATCATTTTGATTTAATACTTAGAAAAGACGATCCCGACCACAAGATATATGTTCTTGTAGTCGGGAGCGGCTGTAAATACAGGATTGCTGGCTGGCTTAAAGGCTCAGAGAGATATGCTCATGAGATGAAGACATATAACGAGAGGCCAAAAGCATGGTTTATACCACAATCAGCTATTCATCCTGTCGCAGACTTGCCAGACTGACTGGTCAGCCCCTTGCGGCGACGCGATCTTGCTTCTTTCTCCATCTGAGCCTGCGTAATTGCCTGCTGGCGCTTTGCCTTGATTCTTTCCTTACGCTTCTTCTTAACTTTAAGCATTCTTCTTCCGGTCTTATTCATAGTCTTTTTCCTTCTTTGGGGGATTGGAGACACAATCAATCATTCTCTGCTTTAACGTCTTCTCGAGCTGAATGCATGAATTTCTTGCAAATTTTAAAGCTTCTTTTTTACTCTTGAAAACGCCAATTGGAAAATACATGCCATCTACACATGTGTAAACATTGTAAATGATTTCTAATTCTTCTCCCTCTTCATCATCGTTATAAGAAGTTTCAACATAAATCTTAAAGATGTTTCCTGGCAAAAGAAATTCTTTTTTCTGCTCTTTTACGTCTTCACTATCAGCTAAAAACATGGCAAACTCAATGTCGCCATTCGTTACTTTTTCTCTTTCTTCCATATCTTTTCTCCTTTTGATAATTTAGGCGACATACAAAGTACGCTTCACACCTATATATATCCCTTGCGTAAGACGAGTGACCACAAAACAGGTAGACACTTTAAACACCTATTGTGTGATGTTCGAAGTACTCATTAAGTTGTCTATTGACACGAATGAATTTCGAATTCATATACAAATCTTTAAGATCAAAACAGTTTGTGTAAGAACAAGTTGAACGCAAGCCTCCCAAAATGTGATTTACAGTTTCTTCAACTGAACCCTTAGCTTCCATAAGCACAACTCTTCCTTCCGAAGTTCTGTACTTAGAATTATTTCCTATCTTTTTTAAAGCACGTGAAGAAGAAGATCCTGAGAAAATAAATCTTCTCTTTTCTCCATCGTCAATGACCACTGCATCGTCTGCGCCCTCGTCATGACCAGCGAGCATCCCACCAAGCAGAACGATCTCAGCGCCAGCGGCAAAAGCCTTAGACACGTCCCCTGGATGAACACATCCGCCGTCACTAACTATGCCGCATTCACTTTCCTCAGCAGCAATCCGACAATCTAAAAGAGCTGAAAGTTGAGGATAACCTATGCCAGCAACGCGCCGTGTTGTGCACACTGAGCCACTTCCTATGCCAACTTTGACAAAGTCAGCACCAGCACGAGCGGTATCGACAACTCCCTCTGGGGTGACAACATTGCCAGCGAGTATACCAATGTGCGGCCAACGCTCCCTAACGAGACTAACAAAATCTAAAAATTTGCCCATATAACCATTTGCGACATCAAGGCAAATAGTAGAAAAGTAATTTTCTATATTTTCGTTGAGGATAAGAGATTTGCTGTAATCATCTAACCCAAACGTTCCAAAAACGTAATCTGATTTTTTATAGTCTTCTTTCTCAAAAACGCCAGCTGTTGTATACTTTGTTAAAGTTGTTATCATTTTGTATGATGCCAACTTGTTGCCCATCGAAATGGTTCCCACTCCGTCCATATTGGATGCACACACAGGAACGCATGGTAAAGAAAAACCGGCTTTTCTGAAGTTCAATGGAACTTCAAGATTGACTTCTTTTCTGCTACTTACAGAAGTAGATTTTGGCAAAATTAGTACATCACAAAAATCAAGTTTTACATCTGGCTCAAATTTATTATGCATAATCTGCTCCTGATTAGCCGTCAATACTGGAAGTATGCTTTTTGGTTCTATTGTTTTTCCCATATGATTCTTTCTCGACAATGTCTTGCATGAACATTGCTGTTTTAACAACATGTTCAACAAAAGCTGGGTTTAATTTTTCAAGAACTGGAATTACAGAGTGCCTAACATATGCTCTTGACTTTTCTGTATTGAAGTTAGATTTATCAATACAATAAGGGACATTAGCCTTATTGCACAATTCTTCTAATTTTTTCTTTCTGACCTTAAGTAGTGGTCTTACAACATCAACATGTCCAAATGAAGAGTTTCTTTCTCTGACACCACAAAGACCGTTGATGCCACATCCTCTTGCCAAATGCATCATAACGGTTTCGGCAATGTCGTCTGCATGATGCGCCGTCATGATCACATCGCTATGATGTTTGAGGGCATGGTGCTGAAGGATCTGGTATCTTAATTCTCTACCAGCTTCATATGTGTTTTTTTCAAAAAGCCCAGGATAAATATCATAGTAAAAAAATGGCAAATCAAACATGTCTGCTTGAGACTCGCACATCTCAGCATCATTCAAAGCCTCTTCTCTAAGGTTGTGGTTTACATGAACGACCTCAACCTTTTTAACAAGGCCTCTATTAAGTAAAACTCTCGAAATTCCCATCATAGCAGCGCTATCTGGGCCACCACTGCACGCCAAAAGAATATTGCTTTCTTTATTGGAGAAGCATGAGACAAAATCGCTGCAAATCCCAGAACGAGAAAACACCATAGATGCGTATTTGTTTTTTCTTTCCTTAAGCATGACATACACCATCCTTCCATCCAAGCTCTCTTCTCAACTGAACTGAATCGAGAATTACAGAATGCTCTTTTGACATTTTATTTTCCATAACCAAACCTCCATGAGCATCTGTATATACCATTGTTCCGAATACTCCATCTGCCCATTTCATGCACTTACAGCATGGCCTAGAAATGCCTATATTGGCAAACCTGTTAATCCTAAAGTTAACAAGAGAAAGTTTATCGTACTCCAAATCTCTAATAAAGTGATGCACTTGGATTAAGGCGTCCAGTTCTGCGTGATATTCGCCATACTGATATCCAAACTCAAATGCTATTTGACTTGTTCTGTATCTGTTAAAGCCAACAGCTATGACATCTCCGTCGTAGACTATAGCGCTGCAATGCTTTTTCTGCCCATCCATTTGGATCATGGATGAAAAATGCGCGTTCATTAAATTTACGGCAATTTCAGTCAGTCTTTTTTTCATAGGAAAAAATTCTTCCATCTTGTATATATATCCATGAGGACACTCATATCCGACAAAATATAGAAAGAATGATTAATCATGAATTGGTACCTTAAAGGTTTGGAAAACGGCTTTAAAGACAAGCACATATCTGGTTTAACAGAACTTGGCAACTTTGTGACCGGAATCTTTCAAGCTATAGCCCCAAGCCCTACTAAAGGCTACATACTTGTAATCAAAGACAAGAGTGAAAAAAGCCATAACATCTTTCCAGCAAATATAAGAAAAGTTTTCAAAGTACAAAATAAAAAAGAAGACATCTTAAACAGAGTTAAGATGAACTTTTGTGGAAACATTGTTGACGGTGTTTCTCAAAAGCAAGATGATAGTGGAATGAAAACAAGAATTGTGACGACAAAAGAACCACACAGCCTCAAAAAGATGGTTGTTGTAGTTCCAAGCAATCACATAGTCCATGAAGATAAGTAAAATTGAATTTAAAGACCGAGACGGTAAAAATATATTCATAAATTTAAGTAAACCAGACGGAAATCCATATAACGAATTTGCTATTTATGGAGATCACAATTCAGGTAAAACTTATTTATCAAAATTACTGTCCGACGCATGGCAGATGAATCTGTTCCATGGGGAAAATGGCATTTTAAAATCAACACTGGATAGACACATAAGTGTAGAGGGCAATTTTTATGATATGCAACCAATATCTTTTGGCTTGCCATCCAAATTAACCAATAAAATTGCCATTCAATCTAAGATATCTATAGAAAAAGTTATTAAAAATGCCATATTGTACTACCCAGGAGAAAGACACAATGTGGTTGATCAAGACCTTTATTTTGGAGAGATAGCAACAAGCGCTGCAATACCTCTTGCAGACCTGCATGATTCTACCATACAAAATTGCTGCTTGCTAATTGATAATTGCTGCCGTGGACTCAACGAGTCAGAAACACAGGAGTACATCAAAGCGCTTATAAATTCTTCTCAAAAAAACAACAATCAAATCATAATGTTTATGGATACTAAAAATGCTGGTATGTTTGCAAGCTCTTCAAGAGCATTTTGTCTTAGCAAAGAAAACCATAAATCTATCATGGATACGTGCATAGAGTTTATTGCAAAGACAAAGCCTATTGTTACTTAATATTAAAGATTGCATCTTCTACCATTTCAGACACTTTTTTATTTTTCCAATTTGTGTCAATGTACATGTACATTTCATCATACCTGAATCCAAGGATGCATTTTCTCATATATTCCATTTGATCTTTTGTAAAATGTCTTTCTACCCCATTGGGAGAATAAGTCATAATATTGTGAAAGTTAGGATCCTCTAATGTTCCAATGTTTGATTCAAGAATGGGTCCATTTGGAGTGTCTGGGATGTTATCTCCTCCTTCCATGAAGGTATGTTGAAGGCCAAAATAATGTCCCATTTCATGTGCAAGCAAGTAGTCATGGATAGATGGCCCACAGATTCGGATGCCACGACAATTTTCCCAATAGGGCATCTTGCTCAAGCCTGCGTAATTTTTTCCAATCGAAAATTGGAAGAAAATACTACAAGATCTTTTATTATTCATTGCTTTCTGATCGCAAGAAGCTTCATCGTCCCTATTCATTACTTCAGTGATTTTTTCAGAAAGCACTTTTTCAATATCTGATGCATTATTGACGCAAATCTTTTCGACTAATGGGTGAACTTCATTTACAAAAAAATCAACATTCATTGGAGCAAAAGAAGATCTCAATAGATCAATCTCTTTGTCAATCAAATCAGGATCAAGACTTGACAATATAAGCTTTTTATCAATGTCTCTAATTTCACAGACTACAACTTCAAAGTAGATATCAATTTTCAAAGAAACCGTCTCGCCACGATGCATGGCAACGGACAAGTCCACAATTCTTCGACTGCCTGCCTGTTCGCTCCATGCATCGTGGCAAGTATATTCAGATGAACAAGAAACTCCAAATGAAAAAATGAGAGCTGTCAGCGATGCAAGAGCATATGACGAAACTCTCATTTGAGTAAGATAGCTTATGTGTTTTGTTTTTTGAAGAAGATCAGAAAATTTCCATCTCTTCATCTAAAATATTGATACTGTTTTTCTTAGGCTTATCCTTCAAGAAAATTTCTTCTTCCAGATAATTTGACCAAGCAGCAGAATAGACAGGGAGAGATTTTTTCATGTCTTGTACGGTACCGCTAAACACGTTTCGTGCCAAGTAGGTATCGTGTATCTTACACACCATTCCACTTTTGTCAAGCAAGTACTGCTCGTAAATGTGTCTAAATTTTTCTCTCAGTTCTACAATATCTATGCATGATGGTGAACGAAGATAAAAGTCTCCAATTGCAGAACTGATAGATAGTGCAGTCCTGAAATCAGCCTGGCTGTCTATTTTAGACATAGGATGTACATACTGAAAATGGTTGATATAACAATATGAAAAATTTTCTCTCATAAAAGGCATACAGCGTTCAATAAAGCCTAAGTCCTTTTCATTATCACTCATCACCATATAAGATTTCCAGTTATCATAATATTGATAGCAATCAGCAAGCATATGACGATCATCTTTTTCGCCTAACGCTATATGAAAATTTTCAGATTTACTAATAATTTTTTTCCTAAATATTAGACGACCATCTATATAGCAAGCATCAAGTAGACATTTTCTGCTTACTGGTAATGCAAAATTCTTTTTAAAATCATCAGAACATGGCATGTTCACATGATGAACAAGCTCCATAGTTTCTGAAGACATTAGATTATCCCAATTGCTAGCAGAAAAAGCGCTTGTAAAAAATCTTTGCCTTTCTAAATCATCCAAATTGCAATAACCCAATAAACTATTGCAGCTTTTAACTACAAAGTTATATATCTTTTCCTTAATTTTTTTAGAACACCAAATATGAAACCACTTTGTCATCCTGTCTGTAAATCTTTTTTCTACAAGACTTGAAGACAGTGAAAATTCTCTAAAACTTTCATAATTACTTATATCTTTAAAGCAGTTTGCAAGAGACAAACTTAAAGAAGTTACTATCTTGTCTATCGAGTGAGGACTTCTAACAATATTGCCATTCACCAAAAAGCATATGCCTGTAGGATTTCTGCTATAGCAAATTCTTAAACTATCGATATTTGCAGAAACGCAATCTTCTACACTTCTTTTAGGAATGTGTAGACGAATATCAACTGAAGCGTATTTGTAGCTGTCTATTTTTGATAAAACAAAAACAATTTTTTTACTTACTAAGTCTAACTTGCAATCAAAAATAACGTCTTTAAATCTGAATGTTTCTCCAGTAGCCATCTTTTATCTTCTTTATTTCGTCTAGCAGACCATCAGACTTAATGGGACTGCCGTAGTTTTTTAACTCTTTTGTCCTAATCAAAACGGGAACATCAATTATAAAAGGGAAGAAATTTTGCATCAATGTATCAAAGGCATCTTGATAATTGATAAAAAGTTCCTCATCTTTTTGTAATCTATGTATAGCTTTAGCCTCTAATCCAAAACTTGGATTGATTACAAGAATGACGTTTGGGTTCTCTCTGTGATTCATAAACCGGCACAGTTCGTCCCTAACAAATCTGTTAATTTTTCCTAAATTTTCATCCTTTTTCAGATGAAGAAAGTTGCCTATTTTTTCATCTTGTTTCACATGCCTTTTTACAAAAGCACCTAATCCATGAACATCACTGCTTTTAAAGTAATAAGGATCTTGCTCTCTAGTCGAGATTAAGACGGGAAAAGATTGCTTCTTTGATCTTCTGAATAGCATTCTTGCGCTTCTTTCTAAAAGTAGCCAAGTTAATATTCAAAGATTTTGCCCTTTCGTCCTGTAACAGATCCTCAAATTCCATTCCAAACTCATGGACAATGATAGAGCGCTCAAAATCAGTAAGGAAAGAAGCGGTGTTGTTTTCCCCATTGCAGCCATCCCAAATATCCTTCACCTCGACAAGTGCTGGAGAGAGGGTGGGAGCAACTTCCTTGACACAAGAAACGTCCACGAGGTCCATCTCAAGGTCTTTTTGCCTTTTCTTATTGTCACGTACATCCTTCAGAATAATGTTATCAAGAGCCCTGAACAAATATCCAAGAAACTTAGCCTGCTTGCTGCAGTCAAATCTATCAATGCAATTGACCAAAACACGCAGACCTTCGCTTTGCTTGTCTTCAATCGTAAGAAGATGCCTATTTGTACTTCTATTCCTCTTCTGCTTGCTGACCCAAGCTTGAACCATAGGCATGTGCTGATAAATTAAGATTGTACGGACACGCATTACATCTTCCAACATCTTATCTGGATCAATAAGATGCTGACTCTGGATAAAATCAGCCCGAACACTGCCGTACAGAGAGAAAAATTCTTTCTCTTCTTCTTCGCTGAACCACTTGACGTTAGAAACATCTAAAGTATTGTGGTTTACCAAAGAATCCGAAGTGCGCTCAACAAGCCTTCCGTAGCTAGCAACCATCTCCTCGGTGGACAAAATAGAGGTATTGATGGTAGAGATGTCTTTTTTCATTTTTTCAATCAAGAACGACTTCCTATCGTTATCAGAACCCATATATCCTCCTTGTGGATGGGGCGAAACACCATTGTACTGTATAGTGCCGCTAAAGTCAAGTACCCTCAAGCCACTTTTTGTGGTCCCAGGGCACGATTTTATCTAGATCTTGACTGTCTTGAGTGTATACTGACACTCCGTAAAGCTCGCACAGAACTGCCTTTGCGATCATGGATTCAGAATCTTCTTGAAAAGTTCTAGAACCAGCAAAGATTTTTGAGATTCCTGCTCCCAACAGGTGCAAAAGACAACTTCTACACGGTAGTCCAGTGATGTACACCGAGTAGCCACGCACATCGCAACGAGCAGAAAGGAGCGCGTTCATCTCTGCGTGGACTATGTATGGATACTTTTCTGGGCGTACATTTGGCAAAATTTCATCTGGTCCATTTGAAGGGAACCCGTTGTACCCTGTAGATACAATTCTGTTTTCTTTATCTACGATTACCGCACCATGCCTAGTCTGAGCATCTGGAGATCTTGAAGAAACAAGATAACAAAGATCAAAAAAGTATCTATGCCAAGATATTCTTTCTGAAGCAACTCTGTACTTAGAAAAGTTTCTTATTTTTTCTTGTAAGGCTTCAAAGTTTTCTTCGGACACACAATACAGTATCCCGAGTGGATGTCAGCTGATATCAAAACTGAGAAGGTGCTGAAAAACTTTGTCCAAATTGTTTTCCAGCTGATTCAGCTTCCGATTCTGGATTGTAGTCAACCGGCTTGCCCTCTCTTATGTCTAATATGGTTCTTTTTTTATGATGAGTTTCGTGAGCCACTGTATCTGCCACCTGTTTTGCTATCGCTTCATAAACTTTTTTTGCTATAGACTTTTTTAAATCAGGGTCCAAAGATGCTCCCTCATTTGGAAGCTGAACATTCGGTGGAAACATGCCATTCATTACATGATTCACTATCTTCTCAACATCTACATAAATTTTACCAGATTCTCTATCAACATAGCCATGAGCGTCTCCATGTATGTCAATTTTAGCCAAACCAAGAACTTTAGAATCAGCTATGGGGCTTGTGTCTATAGTATGAACCTTTGCTTCCGCAAAAGCACCTTTCAGCTGAGATGCTATTGCCTGAAGTAGATCCATTAATCTTATAGAATAACCAGTTTTTTTCACTGGGATAGATCTAGAGGCAGCTGGCCCAATGATTTTTACTGAACCAACGGGAGCATCAAAATTTTTAAATTGATCAATTCTAAAGATATTTGACATAATCGTCCTCCAATACGGATATTATTACTAAGAAGGATAAAAATCACCTATGAAACAAATTGAATCAAAAGATCTTTTTAACAAGTTACAATTTGCTCTCAAAAACGGCTTAAATGTCATTATTGAAGGCAAACACGGTGTTGGTAAGACATCGATAATACATGACGTTATTGCTCATAACGGTCTTAAACCTCAATCAGAATATGTTTCTTTTAGCGCTGCAACCATGGACCCATGGATAGACTTTTTGGGTATTCCAAAAATGTCAGAAAAAAATGGGGAAACTGTTATAAAATTAGTGAAACCAGAATACATCAATCCAGAGGTGATAAAAGTTCTTTTCTTTGATGAGTTTAATAGATCTCAAAAAAGAGTTAGAAACGCAGTTATGGAGCTTATACAATTTAAGTCAGTAAATGGCATCAAATTCCCCAATTTGCAGTGTGTTTGGGCGGCGATCAACCCAGAGGATTCCATGGATACTTATGATGTTGAAAAAGTAGACCCAGCACAAATGGATCGATTCCATCTGCAATATAAAATTAAAGATACAATTTGCATTGACTTCTTTTCGCAAAAGTATGGAAATGAAAAAGCACAAAACATTGCAGAATGGTACAACTCTTTAGAGAAAAAAGAAAAAGATAAGATATCTCCAAGAAGAGTTGAATATGCTATTGACGTAATGCAAGAAGGCGGAGACCCAGAAGACGTTCTCCCAGAGTCAATCGACATACAAGAATTTAAAGATTCCATTAATTCTATAACACTAAAAAGCATAATCTCACAAGCTGTGCTGAAAAAAGACTTTAATAAAATTAAAAGTCTTCTCAACGATTTTGATTCAGTAATGAATACTGTAAGCAAAACAACTAATGAAAATGTAATACAAACATGCGTTGAATTTATGAACGAAGAACAGTTAGCTTCTTCTTTTATTCAATATGAAAATATAAGAATTTGGGCAGAAAAAAGAATTGAAGAGCTGTATGAAGATAATACATCATTTAAAAATACTGCAAGCCATGCGCACAAAGATCCAAAGCGCCCGGATGAAATTCAAAAGAAAATCATATCTTGCATGGCTAACATCACTGCAATAAACAACAATAAAGCTGCATCGAATTGGGCAGAAAGTATTATAAAAGTATGCGTGCCTGGATATAAAATCATTTCCAATAAAGAAATGACAAGCAAAGAATTCCAGTATCAGTGTGCAAAAAGGTATGAGCATATCAATTATAGGGTTGACGAGTGGATGAATAAACATCCAAATGTCAGGACGGTTTCCAGATGGTCTGATTGGGGCAATATATCTTTTGATAAATCTTATGAGCCAATAGAGATAGATGAAGCAAAAGATATGCTTATTGTTCTGGAATCTAGTCTTAAAAATAAAAGAATTAGAAATTCTATTGAAAAAGATCCATCCATGATCAATGTGGCTGAAAAAGCAGCACAAATGATTAGTTATCATTTGCACACATCAGCAAATATGTCAAAAGACTCTATGTTTGAATTAGGATGGTCTAGAATCGCTGGAGAGGAATTGGTTACGGGAGAATTTCAAAACATATACAAGTATCTGATACTTCCTGATGTTGAAAAGTACGGGTATGCTCATAATATCAAGTTGAATGAAAGAGCTCAAGTTTATTCTTTCATTAAATAATCATGATGCAAAACAATTTTGAAAAAACAGAAATATGCAATGTTTTAGCAAAGAAGAGCAAGATTTTGAGCAATCTTGTAATGTGTTTTGATTTCTTAGAAAATAATGACATACCTACTGCTTGTGTAAATTTCAGCACCAGGTCTAGGGCTCCACTTCATATAGCTTACAATCCATATTTTTGGGAACCATTATCTATTTATGAAAAAGCTGCAATAGTATCTCATGAACTTCTTCATATCATATTAAATCATGGAAAAAGATTTTCAAGCAAACCTCAAGTCGTTAAAATTGAAAATGTATGCATGGATATATGCGTAAACGAGATACTTAAGAATGAATTTGATTTTCATCCTTCCAATTGCCCAGTTTTACAAAACGCTGTTTATTTGGAAAAAATTGACGCTTCTCTGCAAAGCGGAAGATGTTTTGAATATTATTACAAAAATATTATAAATTCCAATATAGATATTAACAAATTTGCTAATGGAATAGACCACGAATGGTTAGAAAAAATTAGTAATTTAGGGGATGAACAACTAAAAAAAATTACTGATTGGCTGAAAAAGAACGGAGTAGATCTAAAAGATCTGCAAAAACTAATAAAAAAAATTAAACAAAAATATTCAATTCCAGGGACAGAACCTGGAAACATAGAAAAAGCATTAAACTTTAACGAAGAAGAAGATCTAAAAAACACAAATTGGCAAAATGTTTTAAATAAAATAGTAAAAAGATTTGAAAACCAAAACTCTCAGGTTGAAAGCTGGTTTGAGCAACCTAGAAGAAGAGACTGGCAATCAGACTATGCACTTCCAAATAATGAATCGCTGTGTGATACAATAGCTAAAAGAAACATTCATATTTTTATGGATACAAGCGGCTCATGTTTAAACTGGAGCTCAGCTTTTATGTCTTCCGCAATGGCTTTTCCAAAAGATAAATTTAACGTATTTTTATATAACTTTGACGTAAAAGTTTATGAAATAAACAAAAAAAGTAAAACTTTATTAGGATATGGCGGAACTTCATTTAGATGTATTAGCGATTATGTAAATAATAAAATTAAAAAATATGACGCAATTATAGTTTTAACTGATGGATACGGAGATTATGCAGAATATAAAAAACCCAGACTTTGGCACTGGGTTCTTATAGAAGACTACAAAATATGCATACCGAACGAAAGTAAGATATATAATCTAAGCGATTTAAAATAATTATTTTGTATTTTCTGGAAGTTTTTTAACGCCTTCTTTTTCAAGCGCATATAAAACTCTTATCTGTAGCTCTGTGAGCTTCACTTCCATATCTCTTAGCCTGTTTGAAATGTCCATAAGAAGAGTATTTTGCTTCGTACTTAGTGCTTGAAGATCGTCTGTCATTTTTTTATCATTTTGCTGTAAGCTGCGAATCTCTTCCTCAATATAAGATATTCTTGTATTAACAACTGACTGAGTAGAATACATAGTTGCAAAGAACACGCCAGCGCCAACTATTACAGTCCAAAATGTTTGACCTATGTTGGAGATAAAATTCAATTTATTCATAGAGTCATTATCTGAATTGATTTCTTTATCTTCTTTTGGTGGCATTTATTAAACTCCTTGCAATAAAACATAAACCACAATCATTTATATATTTATGAAAATATTATTCCTTTTTATTTGTTTAAATAAATGGGAACTTTTCATTACTTGAAGAGCTGCTACTTTCTCCTTCTGAAGTGGAAGAAGAACTACCTCCTGTGCCTGGCCCTCCGGCCTCAATTACGCCACACACAAGAGTTGGGCCAGGGCCATCACAATCCCAGCACGTCCAGCGTCTGCGAAAATCTAAGCACAATGTAGGGTCTGAATCGGACCACCTTACACAATACTCGAAAACATCGCAGCATTGACCTCCGGTAAAACTACTAGGAGCAAGTTCAGAGACAGTCGCCCAGCCATTATCAATCATTTCTCTGTAAGAGAATATTGCAGGGATGTTAACAAAAACAGTATTGCCTACAGAGGTTTGATCCTCTATAATAGCATCAGCGATTGTTTGACGCTGACTGACTAATTCTTCATCAAATTCACTTACAGCCGCTGGAATCATTACACAGAAAGTAAAGTTTTCCTCATCAAAGCCAAGGCTAAGACATACTGCCGTAATTTGGTCTTTTATGTCCTGAATATCCTCTAAAAGAGTAGATTCAGAATTTGAATTTGCCTGTATGAAGAAAACCATTCTACCTGGACTACCAACAGTGACATCTAAAGAGTTGTAAGCAGAAACTGATCTTTGATTTATTACTTTTAAATATGTTTGAAGCGTAAAAATCACTTCAGCTTTGTTAAAATCTGACCGTATTGATTCAAGAGTTGCTCCTTCATAGGTATGGAATGGAGTAATAGCCAATCCTCCTATGCCTTTTCTATGCAAACTGTGCAGTCCTACTGCAAAATCTCCGCTTATTCCTGATCGAGGCCCGTCTCTCATAGAGCCCAAGAATGAGAATTTAAGACCAGATACGCCATGAACATTGTACGAGTAAAGGAACTCAACTTTGTCTACTACCCATTCTGAGGTAGAAAGTGAATCGCCAGCAAACGGGGAGCTAACAAATATATTTTCTCCATCGTATGAAGATACAGAAAGAGTGTAAGAACCAGTGAAATTAGCAACTCTAATGACCATGTATTCCAATACAGAATTATCATCTAGCGGAATACCGATAGAAGGTTCAGTGTTTGCCGCATATATACCAGAAGAATATTCTACATAAAATTCTTCTACTATTTCTGGCGCAAATCCCCACTCAATTCCCTTTCCATATGGCTTAACAGAATTATGTAACGATTCATATATGCCTTCATCAGGGAAAACAGCACTACCTTTCTGGAGTATAGCTCCAGTTTCACTAAATCTACGAAAAAATCCTGGCTCCCAGTCATTTGATAAAGTAGTTACATTTTGTGCAATATCGTATGAGTTTGATGTAGTAGCTGGCATAAATGGAGACCCATAAGATTTTGTTCCAAGAGAATTAAAGCCTCTATTTAATCCAGAAACCCAAAATCTTGAATCTTGACCTATATATATAATGTCTACTACATTTCTATCATTCTTAGCATCAGAAATAAATCTTCCAAATTTATTAGATCCATAAATTTTGAGTGGAGGACCGGATGGAATGGATGAACTAGATGATGAACTGCTAGAACTAGATGATGAACTGCTAGAACTAGATGATGAACTAGATGATGAACTAGATGATGAACTAGCAGACCAATCGAAATTTGGACACTTTATGCATCCATAGGTAAGTCCTTGAAAGAGACCCATGTCAGCTCCACTAATGTTTCCATCCCCATCTAAATCGGCTGCAATAGAAACAATGTTATTATAATCTACTGGTCCGAACATAATACCCAAGAAAAAGCCAAAATCATTACCATTAATAAATCCGTCGTTGTTTAAATCTGGACATCCTGGATTAGACCATATTCTAGTGCATCCTGAAGAAGATGAAGAAGATGCACTTGAAGACGAAGACGAGCTGCTTGAGGACGATGAAGAGCTAGAAGATGTAACATTACAATTGAGAATATCACATCCTAAATCTACCCACCAATTTGTTATACTATCTGGGTCTAAATCCGAGCTACATACTCCAAATACTACTAATCTTAGTTTTTTGTACATAGGATCTACCGGATCAAATGCAACAGAAAATTGTCTTACTCTTATCGTTGTGATAACAGAAGAAGTAGCCCCAGTAGCAACACATCCACTATCAAACAATATTGACCTACTAGGTAGAGTAAATTGGCTGCCTTCGTATGCAAAGATGGGATGATCTGGATGAGAAAAACCAGATAATTGACCATTTTCATAGAGAAGTCTTCTTCCATAATGCTCATAGTCTAAATCACCATTCTTAAGGACAGCATCTGTAGACAATTCGTCATCTCTTGTGGCTACTATCATTATCCTATCAGCAGCTTCTGAACCTGTCACATATTCAATACAAATATCTATATATTCACCGCTGGAATCTGATTGGATATCAAATCCATTTAAATCTATAATGCTAGAATATGCCTGAGTCCCAGTTGTATTTAACCATTGTCCAAATGACTGAACGCATGAGAAGCTAGAACTGCTTGAACTACTGCTTGAACTACTGCTACCGTTCCAATTAGGACATTCGACGCACGAACCCCAATATGATTGAAGAATACCAAGATCCAATCCGTCAACAACGCCATCTCCATTTAAGTCAGCAATCGGGTTATAATCTGCAGAAGCACTGAAATATACTGCAAGGTCTGAACCACCAACAAACCCGTCACCATCCATGTCCGGGCAGCCAGGACCAGTCCAAACAACACACCCAGAACTTGAACTACTGCTGCTAGAACTAGATGATGAACTAGATGATGAACTTACAACACATGTAGGACTACGTATGCCAATTATAGCACCAGATAAACTACCTCCACCTGATTCCTCATTAAAAGATCCCCAATTAAAATTATCTGTTTTATACTTGCCTCCAGGAATTTGACCATTTGTCCAAATTAACTTTGGCAAAAATGAGCTTGTAACCATACGCACTCCGCCAATAGCTAAAAGATAAGATCCCTGATTAAGAGTTGTAGATACGCTGGGGTCAAAATTCATATCAATTTGAAAATTCTTTGATGGATTCGGAGTAGTAAAAGTACTGCCCTGATCATTCAGTATTAGAGAACTTGAAATCTTCAAATATCCAGTGGCGCTTGAATATATTTCCCAAGTACCTGTTGATTGCTGCAATTTGAATATGTTAATTCTGATAGAAGCTATGTTGCTGCTTAATTGATTTCCATCTGATCCGCCAGTACTCTCGTTGAAATATTCACTTCCGCCCCACATTCTAAACTTATATACTCTCCATTCGCAATTAACAGGAACTTGGAATTGTTGAGCAAATAATGTGCCATCGTTACCGTTACTTAAAAGATGAGCGGTATACTCGCCTTGAACTATCATGCTTCCACTGCCATTGTCTACAGCTTTCATAGGCGGATTTATCCAAAGCACTACCTCATCTCCAGTAATTTGAGAACTACTGCTAGAAGATGAAGAAATAACTGAAGATGAAGAGCTGCCTGCGCCGCACAGCAAAGAAGCGTTAAAGCACTCATTTGCTGGGCTCCCCACAAAAGTAAGATCTTGAGTGGCCATGTTAGCACATTTTCTACAAGCATCATTGCAGTCTCTAGCAACTATAGTTCTTTCTATAAGTACTACATTATCTGAAGAATCTTTACAATCTGCGTCTCCTCTTGCGCATTGACCATCCGAACAACAAGATGTAGGATTTGCACATAGAGCAATTGGATTGCCTAATTGCCATGAACTTACAAACTTAACAGTGTTACAATTTCCACTTGAGCACCTGCATGCAAATTGACATACGAATGGATTATCTGCAACAACCACTTCATTCCCATCTAGGGGGCTGCCAGTAGTAGGATTGTTGGTTCCAAGTCCATCTGAAATTAACCCAATATTTGTAGAGCCATTCTCTATAGTAGAAGTTGCTGGATTTATTAAATCCTTATAAAGGCTAGTATTTATGCTAACACCTATTTCGCCAAATCCTATCGTGTTAGTATAGTTATTAGATGAACCCGTATGAACTAGCATGCCTCCTGCGAATATGCAATGGAATGGCTCAGTTGTAATATTAATTGTAATTGATTTTTTGTTTATTACACTTGGATGTGACATCGGTGTCATTTCCAAATCTATGTTGTACCCATATACATTATCTTGCATGTATACTGCACTTCTAAACTTTAAAACTCCATCAACATCCATGATCAACACTGGGTGCTCAAAAGTAAGTTTCAAATAATCTGAAAACTTGTATATAGAAGATTCAGAACCAATCCTAATCTTTTTAACTCTTGTTTCTGCAAATTTTATATATTGAGAATCACTTAATGTCCATCCGCTATTTATTTGCTCAAGAGTTGGATTTCTCTCTATACCAAATTCGTTAAAGTAAGCTGATAAGAGTATGTCTCCTTCTTTAATGTCTTCTATCCTTTTTTCACTACCATCTGCCATCTTAATCATGGTCCCCAATCCAAAGCATGTTGAAGTGCAGCAATTTGGACTTGGATCACATATCGGGCATGAGCAATCTACGGGATAATCAGGGAAAAAATCTTGGAATCTTTGTGAAAAATCCCAGTAAAATATAGAAGGCAAATCTGCGTCTCTTGTAAATTCTGCTCTCCAATAAAATTTACAAGAACCGCCGTCAACGCTACATATCACAAGTTGAGCTTGACCACTTGTAATAAGCCACTGCCAAAAATCCACCCAAGAAATGCAATCAATATCCCATATGCTAATTTCTATGTCACATTCTATAGAAAATTGATTTTCTTGCGGGCAATCACAGCATGTAGCACAAGTTTTGAACCATTTTATTTTTAGTACTGCATCAGATGGGAATCCAACCTTGCTACAATTGACTATTCCATTAGCCCAATCTTCTCTATCTAATATTATAGAGGGGATGTTATCGCAATCTGGACATGCACTACTTGAGCTAGAACTAGATGATGAACTAGATGATGAACTAGATGATGAACTAGATGATGAACTAGATGATGAACTAGATGATGAACTAGATGATGAACTGCTTGAAGAAGATGTCAAACAAACACATGGATCATTATTGTCACTTGAAGAACTTGAAGAACTTGAAGAAGAATTTCCATCTACACCTACACACACTAAATCATTAGGAGCCCAAGCAGCCCCGTGAGCAACTCCTATATTTTGAACATTCAATCCAGTATCAATCCAACTATAAGTATTTGGGTCAATTTTAATAATTTTATTATTAGATTCACCAACAATTACATATAAAAATCCGTCTTTTGCATTTGTAATTGCCCAAACTTTATTTCCGTATGTAAATTCATCAGAAGTAGTAATTAACTCACCAATGCATTCTTGGTCAGCTGAATCATATCTTGAAATATAAATTTGATCATTTACCTCTCCAGAGCCTATAATAAAAAAGTAATTTTCTAAAAGATCATTTGTCCATACGGCAGCATCACCACTGCAGCCAATTCCAAAATCGTCACAGGCTACAGAAGCAACTGCAGTCTGAGTGTCAATTGTAAATAATGGAAATTTCTCTAAGGCCTGAGGGCCTGGCGGGAAATATCCATCGGCGGCAAAACCGTACAAAACATTGTCTTTACTAAAAGATAAACCAGATAATATTGGTGCGTATTGCGGAGTGGAGAATGTTATATTGCCTACTATTGTAGCAATACCCGTATTAGGATCAACGCGATACAGCCTGTCGCTGTCGTTGATGTAAATTTCTCCTGTGTCGTTTACCGCTATATCCATAGGTATACTACCAGAGTAGCTTCCACCTACATCTATTTGAGATAAAATATTACCAGTTTTTACATCTATCTTTACAAGCTTTACGGGCTGTCCACTCGCTGTAGGCTCACATATTAACCATACTGGTATGACAGAACAATCTTCTGCTGTTAGCCTAAAAGCGTTATCGTCTTCAAAGTCTCCATCCCAATATGCAGCTCCTACGCCACAACATAAGCCAGATTGTGAAAAATCACATATAGCCACCATTGAAGCATTGCCCGTGTCCCATCTATTAAAGGCATATATTTTTTGATCAGCAATCGCTACAGGTTGAGGGGTAGAAGATCCCCGCTCTCTCGCCAAACCAAAAACTCTAGGAACAACAGAAAGTTTTACTGATGAAGTAACGCCGCTTGTTCCTATTGCAACTTCTAATAATATATTAGAGTTACCATTTTTGGCAGACACCAGCAATCTGTTTGTGCCAGACTTAGCACTACATATATCTCCGTTCCCAGTGTAACCGATATTTCCTATTGACGTACTACCGCCATTTATAGTATTTAAAGAACATAAAGTCGAATTATTAACCGTGTATAATTTTCCATCTTTACCAAAACCAAGACCGCTCGTATTCCTTAGTCCAGAGTCTCCGACAATATCTGCATGTCCATTTATTTTATTTATCAAATATAAAATGCCAGAAGTTCCAAGACCATAAAGATTTCCTTCATCGTCAAAATCAATATCATGTATTTGATCATCTAAAGTGTTACCTTCATCATTTTTTATTCTTAATATTCTTCCAGACAGGTTGCCAGTAATAAGATCTATTTTACCAATTTTATTCTGATCATCAAGTACAAATACGCCAAAATTAAAGTTTTCAGAACTAGAGCTAGAAGAAGCAACGCCGCCACAAATAGAAAGATCGCTGTTGCAGTTGTTGCATGCTAAACAGTTTAACTCAAGTTCCCAAGAAGTATTTTCACCCGTACTTTGACAGCCAGAAAAAATAACTATTCTAATTTTGTTATCCCATTCAGAACCTGTACCTGTAGAAAAAAGTGCTTTATCTATTAAGATACAGGCAAAATCAGAATTAGCATCATTTCCACCCTCTCTGAACGGAGGCTTATTTGTATTATTGTTTGTGGTGCAACATGGAGCGTTCATACATCCTGATCTCAAAATTGGACTTACAGGACGATCATAAACATTTCCGCTTTCTGGATCCCATGTTTTTAATATTTCATCAGAAGAAGCGTATTCAATAAAATTTGAAGAACTTAAATAGCCTTGACCTTGAGAACTACTGTGAACATATGGTTGGTCAGACGAAGGAGTGACTACAGCTGCGCCCCACAAAGGTTTTCTCAAAAATTCTGTTTGCTGAGCATTTGAGCCCAGTGTAGGCATGATGACAAATCTTGAGCCGTTCCCCATGCTCCTCCATCTTATGCATATATAACCATAAGAATCAGTGCCGCTTTCTATACAGGAGCCCACGACCTCTGACATGTCTAGTATTATTTCAACTGGCTTGCCGTTAGAGTCTGGAGCTGTTGTTGAACTAATTGTTTTAGTAAAAGAACATCCTGTGCCAAATGCAATGTCGGCAAATGGATAAGTAAATACAAGTTTATTATTTATAAATTTTAATTTATTTAGAACTGAAATAGCACTGTTAACCCATTTAACTTGATCCTTTAAATATTCATTAAGAGTTGCGTAAGGGCTTGATGGATTATCGAAAGATGGAGGATTATTAAATCGATCAATATCATCACTTGTCAAATAATCTCCATCAACAATTTCATCAAAATACTCAAAATAATCGTCTCCAATTGTAGTTGCTTCAGAACTTGGGTCACCTATTTTATGAAAAAATCCACCTGCCCTCAATACGTAAACTTCGTCATCTGGATTTTGATACTGTATAATTGATGGTCTATATGCAACTTTTTCATACAAACCAGATGGATGCCCAGCAAACATTTGCTTAACAGCATTTACAATCAGCAGAGAAGTATCATATATTCCCTGAGGCGTATCAAAGGAAAGTCCTAGCAAACTTATTTGACTGTAATCTTCGCCGTCTATTTTAGCAGGATTATTAGAAATATAACCTATCCTGATTGCCTCTTGACGTATCCTTGTCTGATTAACAAGAAATTGCATTAAAACGTCTATGCCAGTTAATCCAATTCCAGAAGAATCTAGTATAATATTTTCTTTTAAAAAATTAGACGCATACTGTGTAGTTTCAAATGGGTTTCTAATCATTATGCGCCTCTTATGATATGGTAAAATCCATTAAATGTATTCATAAACTTTCTCATAAATTCTTCTTTGACATTATCCATTTGATCTGATGAATCTGTATCGACTATATGTATGCATCCTGCAGGATCCATGAACTTTTGTCCTTCAATTACGTCATATAAACTGTTTTTAATCTTTGTCATTAATTCAGATATGTTTGCAGAACCAGTTTTATTTAGCGCATAGTTAATAAAGTTTGAACTAATTTTTCCACACAATACTAAATCTTTGACTGATGAATTTTCACTAGAAGAAGTATTTATTTTATTCCTAATAGGTGCCGGAGAAGTATCCCCAATTCCTACAGTTATTATATCTAATAAATTCTTATCATTTCCTCCTGAAGACCCATTCATTTTCCACTTAGACACTTTGCGACTAGCGTTCCGCATTTCACCTGAACAAACACAAGCTCCCATTGATGGCTTGTAATCAGGCACGTCTGCATTAGAAATAGTCGTCAGAACAGGAGCAAAATACCATTCTGCCTCTGGATGTGATGCAGACACTGAATCTTCATATATGTAAGACAGCTTAATCAAAAGCATTCTATCACCATTATATATGCATCCATGGTTTGGATCAAAGCACCCAGCGAAATCCTTGATCAAATAATTCCATTTTGTATTATATAATCCATACACTGATTTTCTAGCAAAAACTATATTACCTTCACATCTTGGTATACTAATATTAGGCATAGAAAAACCACCCTGATTAATTTGCAATGCAGATTTACTATAAAGTAAACTCATAGAATCATCTATAAACATGTCTAATGCGTAATCTCTATATGGATTTGAAAATTTAGATGCAGAATAATTGTAGAATGGAATTACATTATTAAAACCAAATCCTGAATCTCTGTATATTTGTTCATTCATATGATCAGTAAAGTCATTTAAAACAACTACACAACGTTGTAATCCAAGTTTTTCTCTAGATCTTAATAACGGTATTATAGATGTAAAATTTTGATGCATTAAATCAAAAGTGCCATAATTTGTTACTGCAGAAACAGTAATGACTTTTGGTCCTGTCAATCCGCACCCACTAGTTCCAATATAATCGTTGTCTCCACAAGCCGGATTTGCCACTAATTGGTTACTATTATTTGGCATGGAGAATTTTACCATAGCATTTTTGTTAACACTTTGAATACCCAAAGATAAACTCTTATAATAAGTCTTGTTTGCTGCATAATTTTCCAACAATATATCAGAAGTAGATGGAGAATAGTGCTGATCATATTTGTATGATCTCATCACATATATGTCATTAGTTCCCCACCACAAGATGCCGGAAACGTCATTCCAGTCCATCTGCATCAGAGTGCCTTTTATCTGATCTATTTGATTGTGATAATCACGGTAAACATTATTCCCGTCTAGTGGCAAGAATTCATTGCCTCCAAAATAAAACTGCTTCTTTTCTATATCTGGAACAGGTGGCTTTACTAAAATATGAGCTTCGTTATCTGAAGTATATTCGTATCCAGAATATTGCAACTCTCCGTCTCCAAGACTGCTTGACAAATCATATGCATAAATCCAAGACTTTATACTTGGGTTATATATTTGAGTTTCTGGATTTGGCTGACCAGATGTGTAGCCAAATCTTTTTGCACTTAGAGCAGAATATGCTGGATAACAAATACTACTACTCATATCTTCATTTACGTCAAATACGCCAACTTGAGATACATCAGCATTCCCAACAACCAACGATGTATAGTTAGATATAGAAAATATTTTTCTATATGGATTGTTGTCAATTGAAAGTTCAATAAATGCTATCTTGGATGCTAATTTATTAAATCCAGGAGAAGCAGAAGCGTTTACTGTTGGTACTGATACCGTAGACATGACTGAGATATCAGAATTATCTGCATAAGTTATATTGTTAGTATTATTTGTATTTCCAACATACCCGTATTGGGAATAAGGAGTTAAAACTCTTTTGACTGACACATTAGGAACTGGAGATCCTCCAACAATACTATCAAGATTCCAACCAGAGCCTTGAGAATTAGATGGACTCATCTTCATAAGGTGACCCAAAGAAGAAGCAACAAGTGTATTGTTGTAGAACATTAAACCACAACTACCGTTCTTTGCGCTTACTGGCGTCATAGTCCAGAAATTCAAATTAGCAAATGATTTATTATTTTCACTAAAAGTAGGATCTGTGGGAGGTACGATATCGCTTAGCTCTATTGTTCTTTTTACAGCTCCATTGCCGGAAGGAATTGAAGCAGTGAAAACAGTCACTCTGCCTAAACGTCTTTCAAAATTTGAAGCATTATAATTAGCGGTATTTGAATCTAAATAATCTAAATAGTCAGTATCTGGATCTATGCCAGAACACACATATATATCATATAAAGAATTGTTAGAGCCATTAGCTACACCCCAAATAGCAGAACAAAATACGTCAACTGGCGCACCATTACTTGTAGAAGAAGGAGACAGACCTTGCTCTAGCAATTTAGTATATGAGACACTAGATCCTGTTACTTGCTTTTTATACAAATCTATGTAGAACAAAGCTGGAAGAGGTTCGCCGTTTGGACTTACCTCATCTGCCTGAGCATCCCATCTATGATTACCTATCGCTATAATACTTGCATCGTTGCTCATCCAAACTTGATACTTAAATGACTGGTTGCACAGGTCGTTTATTCCTGTAACTGCCATATCATTTATTTTTGACTCATAGACCATGCCCGGACCAGTAAAGAAGTCAGCGTCCTGTTGTCCATTTGATTTAAACTTAAATACATAAGTAAATGCGCCACTACTATCATTTCCACTATTTCCAGTAATAACAAATCTATCATTACCATTAAAGAACCCGTTCAATCTGTGTAAAGAGTAAGCAGACTCTAGTTGTGTAGCTATGCTATCAGGATTACCATCTGCATCTTGATAAGTAGCGATTATTGGAATTTGTGTTATTTTAGGCTTTTTTGAAGTTGCAGAAGCAGAGGGCTCAATTTTGTAAAAAGCATTTCTCCAGAAAACAAACGCATGGATCTTACTGCCCTCAGAAACATTAAAGCCTACTCCTTCTCCAAGTATAGCAACTGAATTATTTACAGCACCAACACCGACTGGGATACGGAATCCTTCAGTTTCGCTGTTGTAGTCAAACCATTGCTCGTTAGGCGGAAATTGAGATCCTCCACCGCCGTTAAGGGTGCCGTAAGCTGCAAATTCTGAGACTAAATTCGCACCAAAATCTTGCGTGTAAGAATCATTTCTAAAAAATGATTGAACCATGCGCTGCGCTTCACCACTATACGCAGAGAATGCAAATAGAGCATTAGCTGAGTTAATCGTACTCATGTCAGTAAATGATAATCCAAATTTTTGGAAAACTATAGGTCGTGAGTCCCAAACGTATTGAGGCATTTTAAAACATGAAGATTTATTTTGGTTTGCCCACCAAAGAGGTCCCTTATCTAATTCATCGTTTTCTATTCTATACACGCATGGACCTATGACGGCAAAATACTTTTCACTACCAGAGCCTGAATTGTACTTAAGCATTATATGCTTGCCAAGCTTGATCATATAAGATCTATTGATTGGGACTTTTATCATGCCTGGAGATGTATGGAAGTAGTTTGTGGAGCTTGTTGCCTGATCTCCTGGATTAACTCCTAAATACTTTATGTCGCTAGAAGCACTCCATGGAAAATTTCCTGGCCAATAGTGTGGAGAGTTATCTTTGGAAATTTTTCTAGTTCCAAGAAGTGGCTGCAGCCATATGCCCATTCTACACCAAGAAGTCTCTGGCAAAACTTGAGGGCCAGTACCTACCGTGCTTCTCTTAATAGAACCAGATAAAGTAGCTTCGGAATTGGCAAAAGTTGATTTAACCGAACTTACTTCGCCATTTATATCAAGTTTTGCAGTTATTACTGCACATATTAATCCACCGCCAAATATATTCTGCGTGGAAATATTATTCTTCCATCCAAAACTATGTTTTGATGGACTGTTAGCACTCCAAGTATTGCCGTTTAAAGAGGCAAGTATCGTAACTGTAAGAATTCTTTGACCCTGACTGGTGGAAATAACAGAAGAGTTTACGTCGATAACGTGAGCTAGTCCATTTTTAATTGCTTTCCAAAAAGCAGATTGTTTTCCTGCGTCTACGTTATATCCTAAATTGTTTTTATCATTAGTAGTTAAATTGCCTGTGAATCCAACAGCTCCAACATTTCCAGAGTCTGGATAATCGCCAGATGGCATATCGCTAAAAGTATTGACGAGACCAAAAATATGTGTAAAACTATTGACGGTTACAGCGAAATCTAGCAAATCAGGCATTCCAAAAGTTGGTAGACAAACAAGCGTTTCAGGGTTATTGAAAAAGTCTTTTGGGCTTACTCTATCAAACAAAGAAAATCTTCGATATTGTTTGCTAATTTGATCACCATTAACAGTGTTAGTAGCAATATCAGTTTGATATTCTTCTCTAATGTGTGATTTAGAAAGATTAGAATTGTCCTCTGGACTCAATCTGTTGCTAATATTAAGTGAGACTATATTTGTAGCATCATTAGACCAAGTGTCCCCATTAGTGTTTTGATTATTTACATAACTTCCTAAATTAGATGCACTAGCATTCACACTTCCAACAGTATCAATAGAATGTACTGGAGAGAATTCTGCTCCACTTTCATTTACTGTTCCAGAAGAATTCTGTCTATGATAAGAAAGCTTTCTATATATAAATTCATTTTGATAAACAATTTCATCTCTACTTATACTTCTTAATTCAGCTCCAAGAACAGATACTTGCACATTTCGCCCACGACCTGTGAGCATATTAGTCTTGTAGGGATACTTAAATGAAGAGTGTTTTCCAAGCTTTGGATATACAGGATTAGTAGCAAAATAGTTTCCGACTAAACCATTCAGAGTGGCAGGGAATTTGTCTAGCAAAGTTTGTGCGTTAGTGTTGTTGTACCTATAACGCGACCAGAAACTTATTGAATTTCCATTGGAGGCATTGTATAAGTATGGCAAGTTGTAAGAACCCTGTAACGTGTAGTATGTTGGAGCATATTCCCCAATGGTCCCGTTTGATTCTGGACCGCTTACTCCGTTGGGTGTAAAAACAGAAGCAAAATGCGAATACCACTGTAGCAAAGAAGGACCGCCGCCATTGTAAAGCGCTCCAACGGTAGCCAATGAAGTATTTGTTGAAGTACCGGTATTATCCCAATAGCTAAAGCCAGCAGCAGATGGTCTGAAGTGATCAATAGAAGTTATTGATGGATATAATATGGTTTTATATTTATAAGAAAAGTTATTTATATAACTAGAACTTGAGCTACTGCACCAGCTGCTACCTAAGCCACTAGAGCCAATAAAACTACTTAAATGAACTCCACTTTCATTCGTATTTGATCCGACAACTAAACCGATTCCGTCAGTAAATGTTTTGCAAGACACTATATTAATGTAACTTGTGTTATATTCAACCCTTAATGCATTACTGCATGTGCTTGAACTTAAATTCTGAGAAGCACTAAAGTATGCACTTCTACTATCATCATATGCAGTAGCGCTATCATTTTGAGGATCTCTCGCACCGGTAAAAAAAACAGCCTCTCCAATATGGAGCACTTGAGGACAGACCGTACATGATAAATGAGTAAGCTGATTTCTGTTTAAAGGATACGCTCTTATAGGGAAGAGATTAAAATCAGACTGAGCTAAACCACGCTCTGTCTTTTTAGGCAACAGCATATTGTCATAAACGTCAGTAAAATTGCCTTCAAAATTACTACTGAAAATGGCTGCTCTTATTTGAGATGGACTTGGAGTATTACTGTCGGGATCATAGTCCCAAAAAAGATCAACCATATACATGGTGTCTGTTGGAGCTACTCTAGCGTTAAATGAATTTGGATAAGAATTAGTTACCCAAGACGGATTATTTGTAAAGCTGTTGGCAAAATGGGATGGATTCTTTGCAACTTTTCCCCAAGCAGAATAAGGATTACCACTCGTGTTCCAGTCCGCTAAACCACCAAAATTATTTTTCCAAGATTTGTATGAAGATAACCTTTGATCTAAAATGCAAGTAAATTTAATTGATGGAGCAAAATAAGATGGGCCATTGTTGTTGCCATTAATAGAATAAATTTTTGAACCATAGCCTGAAACAAAAGTTACTATCTGAGATCTTCTGTCTGCTATTGTGGAAATTTGATTGGTGTCTCCAGTATTGTTTGATTTTTGGAATCCATGATAGTTATAGTGGCCATGTATGATTATATCTTTAACACCAACATTCATAAGTGTGTTATTCCAGCCAACTGCATTTAAATACAATGCATGAGTAGAACCATTAGGAGCAAGCTTAATCGCATCAATAGTGCTAGCACCCCCTAGAGTTTGATTATACGGTCTGGTATTACCTGTAGAACATCTAAAATTAATTGGTGGATAACTTAATATATGACCAAGATTAAAGTCATAAGATTCATATGATGGCATATACCCTGTATACACAGAAGAATATTCAGTACTATTAGTATTTCTGTCTTCTGCAACAGTACAACCACTCCAGGTTAAATATTTTGAAGTTTGATGCAATCTATGACCAGTTACAGATGTTGAAGTATTATAAGCATTTATAAATACGTTATATGAACCATCAGCTAGCTTTAATCCCCAAAAATATCCCTTATCAATTTTGCAAGCATCTACTCCAGTTTTGTCAGATGACAAAGCGCCAGGTTTTATAGACAATTTTCCAAGATAAAAATTTTCAGTACCACTAAAACTTGTTATGCTTGCTCCCCAGTTAGTATTTGCAGAAGAAGTACCCTGCGGCAGATTAAAATTCGGCCACACAACCATGTGGCCCTCTGTTGAGGAGTCCACTAACTGGACACATCCTGGAGATATGTAATTTCTTGTAGACCACCAGAAGCCAGAGTTAATAGTTCCATTGTATGGTTTAATAAGCGGGTTTCCAGTAACGTCTGTATGCGGAGAAGTTGAAGATCTAATAAAAGGAGAAGAATTAAAATAATATCCACCAGATATATTATATTCAACACTGGCAGATGTTGGATTCCATACTGCAATACCATCTATAAATATAGAATAATTGTCATTGCTAATCTTCGATATAGGAACTATCCATCTATTAGCTCTAACAGGCGCTATGGCAAAAGAATTTGTATTATCAATGCTACCCCTCCATCTGTCAGACTGCGGACTTATAATAGGAGCGTACAAGTAGACATTATCATTCAGTTCATTAAAAGTTGGAGTAGCGAAATCGAAATAATCAGATCTAATTTGCTGAGGTAAGTTAGCAGCTGCACTGTCTTCTTGATCAGGAGAACTCATGGATGCATCAACTGTTCTATATGGTCTTGGATGCATTTCCATAACTCTTATGTTAAGATTTTCTTTATCATATAATGAAAGATTTGCGATACTTATGTCAGAAACATTTGAAGCAGTATTTGACAAAGTAAATGCACCTATATCGCTATATGTAGAAGCAAAATCTTCCGCCTCAGCGAAAACAGGGTCTTTAATAAACTTTCCTAATTTGAAAGATGGTATAGAATTTTCATTAATAGAAGTCTTTATGGCAGATTTTTCAAGCAATCTTGCTGGATAATATTTCCAAACATATCTTGAATTTGCAACACTTGAAGAAATATCATGTGCAACATGCTTTAATCCAAGAGCGGAAGACTTTATAAAATATTCAGCTGAAACATTATCATCTTGATTAACAAGCACACTAGGTATTCTAGACGGAAGAATTCCAAGAGCCTTACTGCCAGATACCACTACAGACTTTACTATTCCTGCGCCGTATCTATAATCAGTATTGCCTACAACAGCGTTTTGAGAGAAGCCATTTAATGCCTTCGCTGATGTCATGTTTCCAGGAGCTGATATAAAGGCTATAAAATCGTTTTGGTCATTAGATGGAGAACTTGACAGAACTTCTATCTTATGTCCAAATCTGTCCCCCTTGTGTGCGTCATAATAGCAGCCAGTAAAAGACCAGGTGCCACTTTTATTTTTATCCAACATGAATACGTTGCCATAAGACCCACTCTGAGCAGATGGACCTATGACAAGATCGTCATCACAAGCACTTATTAAAATTTTATTACTAATTAATTTTACAAACTTACCAAACTTCTTTTTCTGCCACTGCAAAGAATAAGCGCCACCGCCAAGCTGATAGACTTGCTGCGGAACATTGAACTGAGACAAGGAGTTTAAGTTAATTATACTTTGAGATGCATCAAAAACATCTCTTTCGCCAAGAGCAGAAGGCTGATTAAATTCAAATACTCTTACTGAGCCTCCTTCTTGTATATTACTGGACTCGCCAACAGCACTATATCCAGTATCATATGGAGAAGAAATGACTATATGCTTATAATCTGCATCAATGTCATAACCAAAATAAGGCTTAGTAGATACGTTTGGATTAAAATTACTTCCTTCAATAATCTTATACAATGGACCATTTACGTCTGATTCGAAAGAAGTGAGTGCTCCATTTAAGTAAAAGAGCATTACCGCTCCGTTTCCTTGCTGTATTAGGGCATTATCTGGTGGCTTGATTTCTAATGAATCTTCTTCCACAGAATCAATAAAAGATATTATTGATGAAGAAAGATATGCAGAATTAAATGTTGGATAACCAACAGCTACGGTAACGCCTCCAACGGTAGGTTCGTAAACACAAGATAATCCAAAACGTGCACCAAAAGATAAATTGTTAAAACTACTTAATTTTACATAAGAACCAGAACACTGATTTATTAAAGTAATATTATTAGATGTATTAATAAATTGTGCATAACCTGTTTTATTATTGTTTGTAAAACAGCTTATGGAAATGCTAATATCACTTATTCTTTTTATCTCAAATATAGAAACATCTGTTGTTGATGGGTCTAAATTTAATCCGCCCACCGTCATTAACCCATCAGACAATTCAGACCATTCAAACAACTGATCTACATCATTCCAATAATAAATTCTTGTATAGTCAGAAGTGTTTCCTCTGTAGGAACAGACTAAAGACATTACGCTAGTATCGGAAGCATCTTTGGTTGCAAACAAACAAATTTGTTTTCCAAAAGCTATGGCGTTAGCATCTGGATGCTGGATCTTTTGTATAACTTTAAATCCCTTATCATATCTTTTAAATATGTATATTGCACCTCTACCATGCTGGCCGTTTTGCTGTCCAAGAATTCCTCCATTATTGGCACCCAACAAAGAACCTTCAGTTGGAGCAGAAATTGCTAAATAACTTTCATTTTGCCAAACAAAAGAACTTACATCATATCCAAACATTCCAGAATCAACTTGCATTCTACTTTCAATATTTTGAGATTGAGCAAAGTAAGGATGCGTCAAATACTCTGAATTTTCAAATATATTTATTTTTCCACTTAAATTGTTGCTATAAATATCAGTGTTATAACCTAATAATCCTTTAGAAGAAATCAAACTTGTTCTTGTGGTCAAGTTTGCCCATTCATCAATTACATTACTAGTATTGTCTAAATAAATTTTTCTTAATTGATTTAAAAACTCATAATCTATGAAATCAACTGTATTAGAGCTAGATGCCGAACTGGTGTTGTGTATTGGCAAGTCGCTAAGAACCGTAGATACTGTGTAATAAACTGACTTATTAGAAGAAGAACTTAGCCCTTCTGAATAAACAACAATAAGATAACTGCCAAATGCGTCTATGTCTAATATTGGCTTGGTTTCACTCAAATCCCAAGATGAATATTTTATGAAGCTAGAATCATAGTCAGAACCATCCCATATACTTACCCCATTAATATATCCTCTTGCATACAACTTTGATGCTCCAGAGCTGGAGGATAAATAGACGGCAAAAAAACTATCTCCACATACTAATTTTTTAACACTATATCCATTAGATATATCATCATTTATAAATTCTTGCAAATCATCAGCATCATCCTGGCTTGGAATTTCACTTCCAGATCTGTTGACAAATATTTTTACTTGACTACTTGATGTAATCCCAACTATAAAATCTATTCCACAAGACATATATGAGTATTGTGTATTATTTGATCTTTCAATATCAATTGCGTTTTTTAAATCACTATCTACAGAATTGTATGATAGAAGATATGGAAGCTTAGTGTCAAGTTCTATAATACATATTTTTTCTATGCCAGAATATATGCTAGATGCTTTTAACAATGTGCCATCATCACCTATGATATTGTCATCTTCTGGAAAATTAATATTAGAATTTTTATTTTTACGTATACTGATATTCAGATCTGAATCTATAATTGATAAAAATTCATTTTTCTTATCTCTATCACAACCCCAACTCATAGAAAATATTTCACCCGTTAGACTTGAAGAGTTTAAATCTTCATATTCGCTAGAAGTACCAGTGTTAGAGCCACCAAAGTATAGCATATCAGCTGGATATTTTTTCCAACCACCAGGGATAAGCCCGTATACGCCTTCTGTGCTCTCAATTCCATTAACAACATTTGAAGTAACAGGCGTTGAGTCTTTTGCTCCGCCACTACATAAAGCCCACAAATAGCCACGAGTGTCCCATGATATAGACTGTATAGATACAGGTAAGTCAAAATTGTTATCATATGCATGATAAGTGCATAGATTGCCATCACTGTGAGACAAATCACTTTTATTAAAAATTGGATCTTTATGCAAAGCCATTGCGTATGGCTTATTTTCACGGAAAGATATATAACCAGCATGCTGCCAATTTATTTCATTCCATGATTTTTCTCCATTTAAAACATCTTCAACATCAGCATACACTAGTTCTGATGCTATGTAATTTTTTCTTACTACTTGACCAGAACCTAAGAAAAAATTACCTTCATAAATAGCGTTATTGCTAATATTAACATCAGCAGTTTGTCTTACGGCCCATATTCTTCTTCTATCATTATGTATGGACGGCTGACTCCTAAGCGTAAGCCCAGAAGAGCAAGATTCTAAAGTACTTGAACTACTACTTGACGAACTAGACTCTTCAGAAGAACTAGAACTAGACTCTTCAGAAGAACTAGAAGAACTCTCTGACACATCTATATTGCAACATCCTATTTTGGTTACTTCTTCTTGATATTTAATATTTATGAAAAAACTATTTGGAACACCATCTTCGTCTACAAAAGTTTTTGAAGACATAGCATCAACAAGCTGCTGATGAGTTTGATCTCCCTCAGAACTAACTTCATTTGGTATATTAGTTGCATCAAAAAAAGCATTTGGCTCGTTTCTTAGTTGAGCTCCAGTCTCCCCTTCTTTGTGCGCTCCAAACAAAACATATTTTACTTGAACTCTAGCGCCATCATTATTATCATCTTTGACAAGACTAAGTTGCTCAAGAGTATCAACCACAATTGGATTGCCAAGAACTGCTTTTAATTCAACAACGGCTAAATCAAACCATACAAAACCAGGAGATGCATTAGGATTGTTTGATCTTATGGTTGTTCTTTTGTCATCATCATTTGAGTCTCTAGTGATGCCATTTGCAACAGATATGTCAATAAGCCATTCGTACCCTGTAGAAGCAGAAAACGCTCTTACATTAGGAGATCCATTGACTATAATGGGATTATCTACGTTCAATCCCATATCAAGAGTGGATATAGAATCATTCGGCAGAGATTCTGGATTTATAGTCTCAGCATCTCCAGCGTAAATAGCAAAATGCCAGTATATGATTTTTCTAATTTTTATCATAATAAACGTCTATCTTCATTATATAAGAATCTTATCGAAAATTTTTGCAATAAATTAGGCTGTGTTTGCCCAGTTGGAATTACAAATTTTATTCCAAATATCATTCTATCCTGCCAAAAATCTGTGGCAGATGGCTTCCAGTCTTTAAATACGAATCCTATGCTTGCTACGACTTTTTCTGTAGCAGAGCTCATGCCAAATTCATCAACTAAAGGAAATCTAGTTTTTGGCTGCACAAGCATAAATCTACTAAGACTATTTATTCCTCGTGCTATTTCACCACTATTAATAGTGTAATCTAAATAATTTTGTGGATTTGTGTATAAAATTGTCTTATTTATCCTATCTATACCAGGGACAAAGCTGCAGTCAAACTCCCAAGGTCTTTCTTGGTTCACGGCAGTTGGGGTGCTTAGCTTGCCAATTGTGTCAATATCTGGAGTAAATATATCTCTTACTTGAGTTTCAGCAGTGTCAGCTTTTATAAGAAGTAAAGCGTTGCCGTTATCTAGCATGGGTATTTTATTAATGTTAAGCATAAAATAGCTTACAATTTCAATCTTCTGCAGACCATCTTCCTCAATATTCCTTGCCACTGAATCGCAATTGATATACTCTATAAAATTCACTTCTATTGAATCCTGTATAACAAAAGCGGATGGTGGCTGAAGGGGAGATCCAAGATTCCAGAAAAAATCACAGAAATTGTAATCAAAAACACATCCAACGTTATTAAATATCCTTATGTTGCAAGTGCCAGAAGATTCGGTGATATTAGCCTGAAAGTATACGGGGATATCTACATAGCATCCGTCTTGACTTGCTCCACCAGCCGCCCTACGTCTATTAACCAAATACGTTTTTACTGCTGGGTCTATTCTGAGGACCCACACTTGCTGATATCCAGGAACAGGGATAAGAGTAATGCTATTTCTTATTGGCTCTGGTATCATCGATTTGTCAAACCCGGTAATGTCATTATCAACATCACTAATAATTGGGTTGCCTATACCAGCAACAAATCTATCATCTGTGTCTATGACTGTGCGAGAATAACCCCTTCCATTAAAGGTAAATTCTCCAGCATCAGAAGTTTCCAAAATACCCTCAGGAGCTATAAGGATGTCCCAAAAACCATAATTATCTAAAACCAAACCAAAAGTCTTGCCATCTTTGGATACTTTCATATCATAATTTGGATTATTTTTATTTATTGCCAAAAATCCAAAGTTGTTTATCTCTGATGGAGCATCTATAATTTTTACAGAAGTTGAAAGACCAGTGCTAGACATATTTATGCTAACGTAACTTACTGTTGATTTAAGTGGGATTTTTAACATCACTGGAAATACTAAATAACTCTCTGAATCTCCCTCAGAATTTATAAATTCAACATTTTCTACAGTATCTCCAGGAGCGAATTCTCCAACTACATATGCTGGATCAACTGGAGAATTGTAGTTAACAGTAGCAGTTATCATAGATGCAAAATCATTAGAAGCAGAATTATTAGGACCGTATCTTCCATCACTATATGCAACTCTTACAATCACTAACGCAAAGTCTGCGTCAACAGTTCTAAACTGAACATCTCCAATACCAGTTTGCTGATAATTTGCAAAATATGTATTTGGAGCCGGATTTGTTCTAATTATCCCATTTGCTATATATCCACCGTAGGAAACCTCAAGCGCAATCATGTTTGAAGGAAGCATCATTAATTTTTGAGTATAGTTATTTTTACTATAATTGTCTTGATTGTCTTGAGAAATCAATTCACTTGATTCTATAAACCTATTTTCATCATCAAAAGAACTAGATAATACTGGCGATGAAATATTCTCCATATCCGAAACGCCTATTACATTTCTTGGTCTTCCACCAAATACTTGTTCATTTTTTGCAGAACTATAATTGGTAGACTTAGAAACAAAAGACACGTTCAAGACATCTGGCTGATCATGCTGTGAGTCATACGTGTCATAATATATACCAATAGTTTCATTACTTGACTCTGAAACTCTCACTCTTTCAAATGTGACTGCATTAATTTCAGATTGTAAAATAGACGGATTAACTTTAGGCAATCTAGAAAGAGATTCTGCAACAAATCTTTTACTCTCTGTAGGATATTCGTATGGGCTTGTATATGCGTCCGAATATTGTTGAGTATAAGGATCAAAAGAATAATTTCCAACAAGCGATTCAGTAGCGGAGGCCTCTGATGTACCAATAACATTGACATTAGACTCAAACAAACTTGAATATGGGTTTTCTTCCAAAGATTCTATATATGGATTTGGTTCTATATTTTCAGAAACAATATCTAGCTGACTGGATTCAATAAATGGATATACTTTCTTGAATATGTAATTTGCTTCTACTATTTTTGCAGGTTCTTTTTCAACAAGCCTACGAGTAGAATATGCTTTTGGATTTTGAACTAGGGATTTAGCTACAATCCCGAATTCCAGTAATCTGCTATTTACGTCATCGACTAAATCATCTATTGAATTATATTTTGGGTTATTTAAATAAAACTTATAAGACCTAGGATACTTATTGTTTTGTATCATGTCTATTTGCAAATTGAATCCAGACTGCATCCTTGGAATAACCGTATTTTTGTACACCATCAATAAACCCGTTTTTGCTACTTCCTGAGGAGGTGTGTAAGGGTTGACATATGGCTCGTAGTAATATGGCTCGTGGTAATATGGCTCGTGGTAATATGGCTCGTAGTAATATGGACTATTAGAGCTATAGGGATTTGACCACATTTCAAAAGTGCCAATATTTTCAGAATACAAACCACTATTCAGTTCCATACCTTGAACAGGACTATATGGATTTGAAGCATACGGATAATAATAAGGCTCTTCAGAAATTATCTCTACTACTGGTCTTTTTCCGCCAATATTAGTTATTGCAGTATTAAATACGAAATCCTCATAAGGCATAACATCAGTTGCCCTGATAACTGGCTTTGCCTCTATCTCTAAAAGTCCATCAAAAGTACCTGTGTGCGCATCAATAAATGACTGTAGAGTATTGCCAATAAATTTACTTGTACCTAAATTGTCTGCATAAGCTATTTCTTTAGTAGAAACATCGTAATTTAAATAAGAAAATACTTCTTTATCACCGCTTCCAGTTAGAGAAATGATTCCATTTGAATTTTGATCTCTCTTATAAGAGTAAAAACTAAAACTTAAAGTTTTTCCAACAGACCAACCTCTATCTTTTGCCCAATCAAGCATTTCTCTTCTTAAGAAAGCGCATACAATTTTAGACTTTTCAGGTGCATTATTTATCCAATTCATGCATGGCGCAATTTGAACCCTTCTTTTTGGAGTTTCTTGTTCCGAGCCACCTTCATAGCACAAAAGAGCATTATTGTCAAATATAAATGGATCTAAAGACAAAGAATAATATGATGCTTCTTTATTAGCTGCAGTATTATCTATGTTAAAATGGCAACCAAGACCAGATGTGGTGTAGAGAGAAGAAAATATACCCCCATTATATAAATTCTTACTGTCCTCACCATAAATATTTATGCCATACCTCTTTGGATTAGGGACATACTCGTAAGAACGGTGAGACATCGTTCCTGGAAACATCTTATTATGCTTGTAATGGAGTGATATGAAATTTGATCCACCAGAAAAATCAGATAACTTTTTTACAAGATTCTCCGAAAGCACAGAACTAGGTTCTCCAAAACCTAAATGCGAAATCATATAAGCTGGAGTAGTTTCAAAAAAACCGTTTTGATCTTTGTAAGTTTTTCCCAAAAAGTCAAATGCTACACCTATCTGTGATGCTCCAACAAGTTTTCTTAACTTGCCAAAATGAGCAGACTTTGTAGCAGGTCCTCCAACCTGCATATTCTCTGATTCATAAATAGGTAAATTTAAAATTGCATTAAAATAGTTGTCGCCAAACGCCATAACTTCAATGCTTTTCTTTATAGTATTATATTTATAAAATCTATTATAGCCCTTGCCGCCATCTTCTATGGGTTTAAAGTCATCATCTGCAACATGTTCTTGAAATGATTTTATTTCACCACGTACAAATGCGGTAGTGAACGCTCTGCACAAAGGAGCTAGTCCAACATAGTTTTCTAAATCCACAGTATGCGCAAGACCTCTAGTGTAAATAGAGCCAGACCTTGAACCTTTTGATAAAACAATACTCTCGGCTTCTTCGGAAGAGGCAGTCAAATAAGAATTATCCTTATTACCATTCCATAGTCTTGCCGCTGGCATCATGGCGCAACCCATAAAATCTCTACCTTCTAAAAATTCAATAATTGGCTCATTTGGATTGGCAGAAAAAATACCAATTTCAGAAAAAGTAGGAATAAATCCATTTTGAGTGCCATCAGAAGTGCCATTTGTTGACAATATATTGACATTGCCAGACAAATTCTTTTTCAACGCATCTAATACATCCATTATTGTTAAACCATAAGTTGGTTCGTTTAGTGGATCTGTAGATTGTGTATCTGAATAAAATACTTTAGATTTACCAAATGAAAAATTAGCGTTCTTATATGCATCAGTTATATCTAAATTTAATTTACCATAATAAAACTTATTGCCCATATTCGAATAAACAACAGTTTTACTATTTAAAGATATTTTATTTAATGATCTTTCGCTGATTGAAAAATAAAATTCTACATTATTAATAGCAGAAGACTTTATTTTAATATCAATAGGTTTTGCTAAGGAATCACTTGGTTTGACAAACTTTGGACAAAAATAAAAGTGATATGGAGCTTTCCCGTTTGTTCCACTTTCCTTTTCTGCATATTCTCTTCTAAAATGTAGAATTGGGATATCATCGTAATGGCCAACAGAATTAAATATATCTCTTACGTGAACAAGAGGATGGTTTCTTCCTCCACCTCCAGATGAAGATTTAAGCCCACGAGTAATCACTTGGTCATAAAATGCTATGCCATTTGCGTCAAAGTATTGCTTGTGAACTATAGAGCTGTCAAGTTGTGGGCTACTTTTCTTGTAAAATAATCCATTTTCTAATACTGGACTTTCCGCTCTATCCACAATGGATATTAATGGGAATCCAGCTGGCACAGAAACTGTAGCCTTATTTTTTATAATAACATTTTTTAGATTAACTTCATCATCAAATACAAATTCACCGGAACCAACATACAAAACATTATATCTTTCACATCCAAAATAATTATCTTGTAAATTAAAATTAACAAGTCTGTTTTGAGAAAACCTTTTAAATTCGTCAATAACCAAAGCATCATCTTTATTGCCTTTTTTATCAATTCTGACGTTTAATCCATCAAACATTTTTTCAGCAACTTTAGTAGGAGCAATTTCAATAATTGGCTTTTGCTTTATAATTTTACCTCTTGTAATGCCCCCAGAAGTAAAATTCAATTTTAAATTAAATTTAAAAAAACCATTATTGAAGATAGATCCAGTATTAATTTCTACAATGTTTTTACTTCTGTTATAAGATATATGACCTTTGATTTGTAATGCGTTTTTTGGAGCATTGTTATACGGAATAATTACATCAAATGGATTTTCTTCGTTTAACAAATACAATACATTTTCTTTTGTTGAATTATTCTCATACGCATATTTTGAATTTGTCAGAGACTTAATGTCTAATACAACTTTTTCACAGCTTGAAAAAGAAGTTCCTATTTCAATCACATCTCCATTTTTTAATAATTTTTGACTATAAAGTTTAGCCTTGTTCTGGCTAATGCCTATTGCTACAGTATCGTATGCGTTATATGATTTATTCATTAGTCAACAAACTCTATTAAAAAATATGTTTTTGGATCATCTAAATTATACTTCATAGAACCTGCATCCCATTTAACATTGATTATATTTGCAGATTTACCTACTACAGTTCCTACCGATTTGCTTTTCATTAAATTTGTTGGCTTCGCGACCACCTTAGAGCCAACATGAACTATTTTATTGCCGCCAGACATATAGCGAAGCAACTCATGCAAACCATCCTTGCTGACATCTACAGAAATAAGTGATTTTGCAATCTTAATAGGATCTTTAGAAAGTAAGTCAAAATTTTCTTTTACATTTGACGCATATTTTTTAAGAGCTGACATTATATTTTTGTCATGATAAACCAAATTACTACCCTGACTTGCAAAAGTAAATTTATGATATCTCCATTTTTCTTCATCTCTCATAGTGAGAATTTCAATATTAAAATTTTTACTTTTAGTGAATCTTGTCATTTCTTCCAGAGGATGATCGTTCATTACCACTATTCCTTCACATCTAGCTCTAAAATTTGGGATACCGTTTGGTATTAAACAAACAGTTCCAAAATCTTTTTGTTGCAAGTCTTTGCGATTTATTTTGCACAAAACCATGTCCGTATTGGAAAGCATAGAGATTTTTGAAAGAGTAGATCCAAATACGGTTTGACCATAAAATTTTTGGTCTAAGGCTAATGATATTGACACATCCAATATACTCAATGGCACATAAGCATATTCACCCATAGGATCTCCATTTGCTAGCAAGTCTGGCAAACGGGCGATTCTATTATCCCTAACATTATTATTATCAATGAACAGACTTACTGCCTCTATTATTGAGGCAGCATCGTCTGGTGATACAAAAATATCTCGCTTTAAATTAAAAGCATTTATTATATCTTCTATCATGAATTCTTTTTACGAGAACATGCACCGCAACCCCTTGAACCATTATTATTGTTATTATTGGTTTTTTGATCAGCTGGATTTTGCTGCTTTGGGGGATTTGTGGGACCCGAAGCAGGCTTGTTATTGCCAATAGATTGCTTTAACTCTGCTATCTTTTTAAGTAAATTAATTTTTTGATTATTCATGTTTTCCATTTTCTAATAAACCTCCTATATTGCCCTGTAAATCGGAAACCAAATCTATGAGAATATTTTTTAATTCTGGACTTTTACTACTTCTTACCCTTATTTCAATAATTTCTTGTAATTTCTTTATTACTATTCTAGCTGGTTCAATCCGTTCAGATTCTTCAGTAAGAGCTAGTTGTATAGTATTTGCCTGATCTATAAGCTTATTCAAGACTTCAGTCTGCTTCATGCTTTCAGGATCTGTTCTATCCTCAACAGCACTAGCAATCTGAAATATTCTTTTTTCTAATATAGACAAATAAGTTTGCAATCTTTCTGCTTTTGATGCAGATACCTCTTTCCACTTTGAAAGATCTTCAACATATTCTCTCATTTTTTCGTGCCTATTGACATCAATAAAATGATTAATCATATGTGACCTAATTGAAGGAATAGAAATATCTTCATTATTTGACTTCAAGAGCCTATGCACGGCAGTCAGATTTTTCTCATGTCCATACAGTTCTTCTGCGTCCTGCCTGAATGCGCTATTGCAAAGCTTGCAATTACTTTTTATAATAACTGCATCAGCTTTTTGCTTACTAATAGAATTAATTGTTCTTAGAGCTCTGTCTTCCATTTGATTTTTTATTAGATTTATAAGATTCTATCATAATTTCATGATTTTTATGCACCAAATCCATACACTCTTTAATGTAAGATTGGAATTTTTTTGGACTATCTAGGCCGACTTCACAAGATGATTTTAGTAAATATAATACTTTTTCGTCTTCTGGCTTAAATTCTTGAATAACAGATTTAATTATATCAATAGCTTTTTTTTGGTCAGTATTGACACAATTATGAGCCCTTACCAGTTTTGTCATAAAATCATCTAAATAATAAATCATAATTCAACTATCTTAAAATGTTTTGAAATATTATCCCACTCTTGGCCTCTACTTTTGGCGACAATGGGCCTACCTTCATCTCCCATTATTATTACTTCCAAACCGCTCCATTGACCTTGAATCGAAAAATTATTATATAATATCTCGTTTTCTTTGGAACCTATTTGGCACTTTTCTTCAGATATATTAGAAGTATAATTGCATACTATAGTCATATTAAACTTAATTGCATATTTTTCTAATAAACTAATACATTTTATTTTCTTTTCTTCTGGTAACTCTGATATTATATTGTTTAATTTCTCTAAGTCTTTAAAGCTTTGCTTGTTACTTGTATCTCGATCTTGAGAAACAGCCTTAACTTGCTGAGCTGGACCACCTCTACCTATATTCATAAGCATATTTTCCAACCCACTTTCATCAATTGAAAATGCTTTGGGTTCTAAAAATTCATTTGCCATAATTTCTCCTTAGCCAATTAGCCATCAGCAAGGCTTCTGCCATGCCATCATGTTTTACTTGGGTTATCTCTGAAGCTATTTCAGGAAATAATTTTTTGGCTAGCTCTATTCCCTTTTTCTTAGCTTCTGCTTTTTGTTTACGTTTCCATGAAGATATTTGAGACGCAGACATCAAGGCTCTTTGTTCTTTTGTCAATTTTTCTTGATACAGCTCTGGATACATATCTTTCCACTTTTGAGGAGTGCAAAATATATGTGAAAGGCCAAGAGCGCCGACTATACCCTCCCATATGCCATGACCCCTACCAAAATGATACATAGAAACCCCTCCATTTCCAGGCATTGCATGGGTAAGCTCCTGGCATACATGAGCTTCTTTTCCAACAAATTGTTTGAGGTATGCAGACATAGTTGCAACATCATAGTCAGATTTTTTTTTATTATTTTTTTTAATACTTATGCATGGGGTAGTTTTTATAAAAAAACACTTACCATTATCGTTAATTGCCGCTATTCCACCGCTAATGCCTGGATCTATGCCAACAAATATCATTATGAAAACCACCAATCTATTGTGTTGTCTACGCCTTTCCAGAAGTCAGCTTGTGGCTCATAGCCTAAAATACGTTTAGCTTTTTCTATACTAGCTAAAGTCTCTCTTACATCTCCTGGTCTTGGAGGCTTATTAGACACAGAAATCATTCCATCTGCAAATCTATCTGTTAAATAATTTAATAATTCATTACAAGAATAGTTTTTGCCACAACCAATATTAAAAGCTTCATGCATACTATCAGCTTTTTGCGCAGAAAGCAAGCAAGCATTTACTACGTCTCCAATATAGCAAAAATCTCTTCTCTGCTCACCATCACCCTCCATTGAAATAGGTAAACCATTTTTTATTTTATGCATCCATGCGGCCAAAACTGTTGAATAAGCAGAAGACCCATCTTGGCCTGGACCATAAACATTAAAAAATCTCAAAATGATACTGTTATAATTTTTTATGTCTTTATATATATTTAGATATTTTTCAAAAGTTGCTTTTTGCAAAGCATATGGACTAATTTGCTTTAATGGCTCATCTTCAAATGTTGGTAAATTTTTTGCTCCTCCGTAAACCGAAGACGATGAAGCAAAAACCATAGAAGTATTAGACTTAAGGCAAGACTCCAATAGTGCCACAGATTTATTTATATTGTATTCATCAGTTCTACGTGGATTTTCTACAGAGTAAGCAACTCTTGGAAGAGCTGCCAAATGTATTATTCTATCAAACATTCCATCTGAGACTTGATCCAATATCTGACTACTACAAAAATCTACGTTAATTAAATGATGAGATGTTCCGTTCGCCCAATCAGTGCCAAGGTTCATTCTCAACTTGTCGCAAGCAAAAGAATCTATATCTACGCCTAAGACACTGTCTATGTTCCACTTTTCCTTATTGATAACGCATTCTCTAAAAATTGCAGATCCTATAAAGCCAGCGGCTCCAGTAATCAAAATTCTCATTTGATACCTCCTAGTAAATCTTTTTCTTTCAAAATGTCTACTATGTTTGAATCAACTATCAAATTGAATCCGTCTTTACTTTGAACTATAAATAATTTATCTTTTTTTGCAATTAGAAAGTAATTATGATTATCTCCGAACTTAACATCTTTAATTTCGTTAATAACCTCTATGTCTGCAGATGAAGCATGTTTTATATTTTTGTATAACATAATTATTTCTTTCCGTCTACATCGGCCTCTAAATCATCGTCATCATCAAAATCATCATCGTCGTCATCATCATCGTCGTCATCCATTGGCGATATGTCGCTACCTGTCATGTTCGCCATTTCGTCATCGTAATTTTCTTCTAAAAATTCCATCATATTTTTTACTAAAGACCAAACATTGCATAATGTAGCACTATATGCGTGCATGTCAGTTGCATTAATGTCTTTTGAGCTTGGATTATGTAATCTAATCCATAGCTCATCTACTATTTTTTCTGCACAATTAATTATTTGATCATTTTTTATTCCAAGATCATCAAGTGGCTGGCTATTATTTTTGTCGTTATTCTTGCTCATGTAAATTCCTTATTAAATTTATCGATTGTTTTTTGTTTACTTTTCCAGTAATTGCTGCTCTCACATAAACTATACTTAATAAACTATTTTCAAATGTTTTCATTCTTGCAATGTAGGACCAACATAAAGAACAGAACATGCAATCTTCAAGTTTTATAAAACCTTTTAATTTTTGATATATCATCTCTGTTAATTTAGATGAAAATCCCAAATTTGTTTTGTTAATTAAATGAGAAGTGTCTCCATTTGATATTAAAAATTTAGACACGGTATGAACCCACATTGACATTTGAGTATTAACTTGTTTTGAATTACTAAAATAATAATAACAAAAGTTAATAAAATCACTTTCTGATTTGCAAAAAGCATTAGTCATATCAAGAGAGCTTGCCGGTACGCCCAAAGACAAATCTGCAGCATGACAACTATTATTATTTTGACAATAGACAACATTTATTTTGTGCAAGATATTACTCACAAAATCTCTAGAGAGTCTTTCAGAAAGTGGAGTAGACTCTATTTGCTTAACCAAATTTGAAGCAATTTCTTTTTCTATATCTGTAGATTCCAAAATACTATGTTTTAAATCTATATACTTAGGTATAGAGACACTTTTAAATTCCACTGCATTTTTTGTTAAATATTGTTTTGCTTTATCAAAATCAGAATTCCACAAAAACAAAAACTTGTATGACTTATTTAAGAAAACACAATTTTCAAAATCTTCTAAATTTTTTATATTACATACTAGACATACGTCACTCTGGTCTTCAATAGAAAAGATATCAGAACTAATGATGGGCATTGGCTCTCCAGGAGACCAATATGACAAGTTTGAATTTTTACTCAGAGACTTAGCGTGAGTAAATGCATCAAAAAATGGAACATCTGCTAAGACTATCATGTGACTGCAAAAAAAGTTTTATATACGCAATTCTCAACTAAAGAAGTTAAAAGAACTGGAGAACTTTTGCCTTTAAAATTTGAAGCATCTATATTTATCGTTACTTTTTCGCCAAGCATTTTTGACTTCATAGACATTGGTATGCAAACAGCATCTATGGTTACGTCCCTGCTTTCATCGTCTTCTGATAAAGAATTTATGTGAGACTCTACCTTGCATGAACCATCGACTAAAAAATTTATACTATTTTTAAAAGTAGTAAGCTTGCATTTTAATGTGTTATTTTTCCCGTCATAAGATTCGCAAGCTAAATCTATGTTTGAGCATATTTCTTTTAGATCAGAAGTCACTACGGTATAGTCAGTGCCAGTATTACGGTTTAATATAGATGATGCATCTGGCCAATTTATAGACTTTTTGTCCACGGCTATATAAAACTTCATGCATGAAGACTGTATGACAACACTATGATCATCAAAACTAAACTTAACATAATCATCGTCACACAAATCTAAAACTGGCATAATTGCATTAACAACACCTATAGGCAATATACACTGCTTTTCTTGTGATGCTTCTTTAAGAGCTTCACATTTGGTGTATGCAAAAAAAGAACCATTACCACAAATACATGATATGTTTTTGTCAATAAAACCTAACAACGCATAATAATAAGGCCTCTCAGCATCAATGTCAGAGCCAGCAAAAGATGTACTTTTAATAACGGATATAAAAGATGCAGTTGAAACCTCTACGCATTCTTTACAAAGTTTTTTGTTCTTTAAGGAGCCAGTAGGCTGAGAAAGTGGCATAGAAACATTGGTGTTATTACCACTAGATATCTTTAAAGAAGAAGGAGTACCTTCCACATTAAATATAAACTCTACATCTATAGTTTCATCTTTGCTTTTATTAATAAATTTTGAAAGCAATTTACCATCTACCATGCATTCTAAGTCTGCTGGTGAGTTATGCTTTATACTTACTGGAACTATGCATGAAAATTTATCACTATAAACAGCTAAGAATGTACGACTTTCCTTGATAATCAAAGATAGAAGTCCATGGCTTGCTACATCTTTTGGTATTAACTTTTGAGATATTCCAGAGAGCGCTTTTGCTACATCAAATATATTCATATTTAAAACGGCTCAATGCCTAATTCATCAACAACTTGTTTAGCTTTTATTTTTATTCTGCTCAAAGCGTTATCTACGCCTTTTATGTTGACTTTTTTGCCGTCTCCATTTCTATTGAGTTTATCGGCAATCTCTTCATAGCTAAACCTTTGTGCATATAGAGCAAGAACCTTTTTTTCAAAGTCTGACAGGTGCTCCATTAAATTAGATATAATTGAACGAAATATTTCCTGATTTTCACTTGCTATAGACTGAGAAGTTTCTTCTGAATTCATTAAAGCGCTCATGTCAAAACTTTCTTCATCTTCTGAAGCCAAAGCATTAAAACTTACAGATGTATTTAAAGCTGCCTTCTTATTCTGAAAACTGCACTTTAGCAAAGTAGATAGATGTCTTTTGACACAAAGTGCAGCAAATTTTTCAAACCCAACAAAATCATCACCAATGATTCTACTAACGTCGAAGTCTGATATTGCTTTGAACCTTACTGCGTACAAAGCTTCTTGATATAAATCAGAACTTTCATATCCGGGAATATTAAATTTGCCAACTATTCTTTTTATAAGTGGATCAATTTTTTCTATTATATCGTTGAATATGATATCTTGGCCTGCCTTAGTTCTTTCTTTCTGAAGCTTTATAACCATTTCTGCTATTGAGCCAGGTCTTGCGACACTGGGCTTTTGTGCAACTTGTTCTTTTTTTGAACCAGTCTTTTTGACAGAAGACTTTTTTGGTACTTTTTTATTTGCTTTCTTTTTTGACATGATTTTTATGATATGATATAATAGATTTAACTACGAAAGTTTCAAATGCTAGTGCTGGTATAATTCCTTGCGTCATTTCTTCTTTTGCTTCTTTTATAAAACCAACAATTTCAATAAGGCTTTCAATACTTATTTTCGACAAAATTTGCTTTATATAAAATTTTGTTTTAGGATTTATGTCAATAAGTTCATTAGCATTTGGACATGTTTTTGCCAAAAGTATGTATCTAATAATTCTAGCCATATTTTTTAAATTATTTTCATATGTAATCCCATCATTTGCAAGCTTTAATGACTTCTCTACGCAACCAGCAGCGTCTTTCTTCAAGATGCAATTAAATATATCAACAAATTGATCTTCATCAACAATCATTAAATATTTTTTAACTTCCTCTTTAGATATAACCCCATCAGCACAAGTTATGATTTTCTCAAGTAATTGCAATGACTTTCTAACACAGCCATCACTATGATCAGCTATGATAGACAAAGCATCCGTGTCTGCCTTTTGATTTTCTAAAGAACAAATCTTGCCAAGATGTGCACATATCATCTGATTAGACACAGGCTTAAAGACAAAGTCAATACATCTATTAATAATAGTTTCCTTAAGCTTTTCTACCTCTGTAGTGCAGAATATAAATACAGTATGACTGGGCGGCTCTTCTATCATCTTAAGAGCAGCTTCTATCGCTTGCCCCGTAAGTCCATGAGCTTCATCTATAATTACAAACCTTTTACGACATTCAAAAGGTGCATATTTGATTTCCTGTCTCAAATTTCTGATATCGTCAATGCTTCTATTAGAAGCAGCATCAATCTCTCTTATGTCATTGCACATGCCATCTACAATCTTAAGAGATAAACTACCAGGGGACATGTCTGGTGACAAAGACTGACCTGACTCATTGTTTACTGCTGCTGCTATTATTCTTGCAACCGTGGTCTTTCCAGTACCAGAAGATCCAGTAAAAAGATAAGCATGATGAAGCATGTTTTTAGCAATAGCATTTTTAAAATATGCTTTTACGTGATCTTGCCCAACAACATCTTCAAGCAGTTTGGGTCTGTACTTGTTCGCTAAGTTCGTCTTGTTTACGTAGGACATTTTCGAAATACTTTCTTGTTGCTTTGAATGCTATGTCATTTTTCGACATGATATCAACATCTGGAATGCTATAAAAATGAGGATAGCCAGTAAATAAACTTAAATCTAATCCATTTTCGCTTTTATGAGATCCGCCTTGACCCCACATTCTTGCTAAGTGGATAATCATTGCATCTTCTTTCATTAAGGAAATTGCTTCATTGTTAAACCGTAAATCATCAACAAAAATTACATCTGCATCAGATTTTTTAATTCTACTAATGAGGCAGTCAACCCATACAGATTGAGAAAAATAGTTTCTGAATATATCTGTGCCAAGTATCTGCATAATTTCACGAGCTGTCATTTGGCCAGACTTAAAAGATCCATATGAATTTTTTATATGTTCAGGCATATTTTCCCAAACATATTTAGTTGTTAAGTTCTTTTGCTCATCTGAGCCGTATATGCTATTGTAATCGATATCTAGCACATTGATGCAAAAATCCTTAATTGGACCAGCAAAACTAATAGTCTCTACGTTTGGATCTCTTTTCAATTTAGCTTCAACATAATTTCTGCCGTTGTCAGTTATGTACACTTTTTGACTCGCATCCTTTGGAACTTGAGCCAATAGTCTATTGTCGAAAGAGCCAGCCAATTTATCATTAAGTATGAGACCGTCTACACGAGCAATTAAATATGTTAAGTAGCGACAAAGGCTACTCTTGCCGGAATTTTTGCATCCAGCAATCGCAATAACCGCCTTCATTTTTATTTAAACCTTTTTAAAGAAAATAAAAGCCTTATTGTTCAAGCTTGGATCATCCACCACGGATATATCTACACTTTTGTGGTTCTTAGCGAACCATGGCTTACCATTTCTATTGCCGAGCAATATTTTTGCAGACTTACTTTCAGTCTTTGAGTTATCTTCTGGATTAAAGAAAAAATGCACACTCCCCCTAACCTTACCGCCATACAAAAAACCCTCAGAATCAGATGCCTGTGGCATAAAGCATTCCCAATTCTTATCTCTTTCTGCGGAAGTAAGAGCATTATCTGTGTTGATAGAGTCTAAGACCTCTATAGCTTTCTTGGTAGCCTCTGCAGATGTCTTATATCTACCTTGAATGTTTGCCTGACCATATTCATCTCTCATCCATACTTCTATCATGTTTTACCTCCAATGGTGATGTGTATTAATTATATCGGGTATATCTGGATTGGTTTCGTAGTCTACTCCAAAATTTAACACCATAGATTTAGAGTCGTGTAAATCGTAACCTCTTGCAACAATTCTTTCTTTACATTCCATGCAAGATAGCATAGAGGCCACGACTATTGCCTGAGCTTTTTCATCCATGTCGGACCAGCAATCAAAATTAATAATTACAGCTAAGTCTGTTTCCAAAAGCTCGTTAACAGGATCTGCTATAAATACAAAGTGCCATATTTTATTATGTTCTTTTGGAGGTTTAGCATTAAGGATACCAATAAACTTAAGTCTTTCGTAAGGAATTTTTCCAAATTTATCGTCATACTTATTAATTAATGAAATAGCAATTTTTTTGGCATCAGCCATCTCAATCCACTCACATTTTCCCATTGCATATACTCCTATATATTTTTAATACATCTCTATCGTCGCATTTTTTTAATTCATGTTTTCCGTAAGAAATTGAATCGATTAAATTATTGACATGCTTATTGAAAATGGCGGTTTTACTTTTAAAAATTCTATGATTTTTTATGAAATCTTTATGCATTGCAATTGTACCATTTACAGATGACATTATTGCGTCTTGCTCCAAATGGTATAACATTATTAATATT